CGAAGGTGGTAAACATCCGTTTGCCCCCGAAGTAGTAACCCCCGCCACACTCAACGAATACAACGAATATATTAAAAATAAATAAAATATACCAATGAAAGAACAATTAAAACAGATATTTGCTGAAAATGCGGACTGCTATTCAACAATGGTAATGCAAGACGCAATGACCTCCGATAAATTCATCAAAGTAGTTAGCGAGTTGTTGAATGAAGTTGAAAAGAAACTAAAAGAACCTAACTTTTACATCGTAAATTCAAAGAAGTATCTAACAGATGAACAACGTAATTCAGTAGCTGAAAAGATAACACAAATGTCAACCACCACCAAATAAATTGCATTAATCAAAAATAGTTGTATATTTGCGGTATGGCAGACGAGGAAAAAACGTCGTCAAAACGTCGCGATCATCATTTAAAAGGCGCAATAGACGGCAAACCATTTACAAGCGAAAATCAGCCATCCCCTGAAGCTAAAAAAGCAGGATGGAAGGAATGGCGTGAAAAACGTATGCTTACCCAAATGATAGCTAAGAAAATGGCACAAGGTACCACACTTGAGGAATACTATCAAAGCCTATTAGATAACGCAAAAGCAGGCAACGCTAAAGCTATTGAAACGATAAATAAGGGCATTGAGGATCAAATAGATAAATCAGAGGTTACTGTAACCACTGCAACTATTAATGTTGACCTATGACAATTACCATACGCCCCAACCCCCTACCACCTTTTAAAGAGTTATACCAATTACCTAAAGGTACCTGGATGGTAGTAAACATTGGCGGGCGTGGTGGTGGTAAATCTTATGAGGGTAGCAAGTTTGTAACCATTAAAGCTATCACAGAAAAAAAAAGGGTAGTAGTTCTAAGGGATGAAAAGACCTCTATCAGTGATTCAATACTTAATGAAATAAAAAATAGGTATATCGAGATAAACGAGAAAACAAATGGTTATTTCGATACTATATTCGACTTTAATACCCATGAATTAAAGGACAAAGCCACTTCAAATAAGCTGATATTCACTAAGGGTTTCAGGGCATCAAGTAACGCAAAGACAGCAAACCTAAAATCAATATCAGATATTGACATAAGTATCATCGAGGAGTTTGAAGATATAACCGATGAGCAGGCGTTTAACCGATTCACTGATGGCATCAGGAATAAAGATAGTTTGATATTCATAAACTCAAATATTCCAGACATGAACCATTGGTTTATAAAAAGATATTTCGATTTAGATGAAACAGAACACGATGGATATTATAAGCTAAAGCCTAAAACTATTGAGGGCGTTGTGTTCATCATTTCAAACTATACAGATAACCCACATTTACCTGCACATATAACACGCAAATATGAAGCCTATGGTGATCCAAATAGCAACTTCTATGACCCACACTACTACCTTACTCAAATAGTAGGTTTATGTAGTTCAGGTCGTGCAGGTCAAATCTATAAGAATTGGAAACGTATCAGTAATGATGAGTTTAACAACCTACCTTATAAATCATACTATGGATTAGATTTTGGGTGGTCTAACAGTCCTATGGCATTGTGCGAAATAAAGCTGCACAACGGTAAATGCTATTCAAGGCAGTTGATATATGAACGTAACATGACACTCATTGACCTTGCTATCAAGTTATTTCATTTAGGACTTACATCTAATGACCTCATAATGGCCGATAGTGCCGAGCCTCACAGCATCAATAAACTTCGCAACGGTTGGCAACGTAGCGAACTACCTGAAGGATATGCCGATAAGTACCCCCAATTACTCAATGGGTTTTATATCATTCCTGCAACTAAGGGGCCTGGTAGTATTCAAGCAGGTATCAATAGGGTTATGGAATATGAGAACTATTTAACTGATGATAGTACTGATTGGTGGAATGAGTATGTGAATTACGTTTGGGCTAAAGATAAGAACGGGAACCCAACCGATGACCCGTTAGATGACTTTAATCATTTATTTGATGCTCACAGATATATTGTTATGGCTAAAGGGAAAATGTATTAAATTTGCAACTATGACTAAAAAACAAAAACAAATAGAACTACTTGAAAGCACTGGTAAAATGTGCGATGCTATTAAAGTACGCAACACATCAACCGAAGCTGAATTGAAAGAGATAGGCGAAACTAAGCCAACCCCACCGCCACACATCGCAAAGGTATTTGATTTTGAACTTATCAAAGTTGAGATGTTTACTATGGATGGGGATGCTGATATGGGGTTAAAGACTATGAAAAGGACTTTTAAGGCAATAAAAAAGGGGGTAATCACTCCCCCTTAAACCATGAACCAAAATGAAACATGAAACAGAATAGACACAAATATACAGATTATTTATGTTAATTTTCAAATGTGTATAACTTTTTTTAATTATAATTGATTTTTGTTAACTATATTTGTACTAAATATTTAACCGCCCTACTGCGTAAATTAGCGATGTAACATCAGCCAAGAGTGGATAGGGTTAAATTGAACGAGTTGAATCTATTAAAAGCCTTAGGCTTAAAGAAAATTGATAAAACTGCACCTGCTAATGTGGGTTATAATTTCTTTGATGAATCAAGGATAGAATTAATAGGTGGTAGAATTGTATTTGAAACCTTTGATACTAAAGATAAGGTTATTAAATCATACAAAGAATGCCCACCGTTATCGTACATCTTGAACACGAAAGCTCAGGAGTTTTGCAATGGCAAGATAACATGTGTTAACCCATCAAGCAACAAAGAAAAAAGGGGTGAAGTTGGTAAACAATACACTGATTTATTAAAGTACCCTAACCCATTACAAACTGATTTACATTTCAGATCACAAGTAGCTATCTATACTCAATTATTCGGTTATTGCCCCGTATTAAGGGTAAAATCAGAAGGGTTTGGTATTGTTACCCAGTTATGGGTATTGCCTCCTCAATGCCTTAGAATGAAGCTAACGAAGGAATATTTGTTTACTGAATCTATATACGATATGATAGCAAGTGTTGAGTTTACATACAATGGTAAAATCACACCAATACGCAAAGAAGATATTTACTTCTTTACCGATACCACAACTACCATTGATGATTTGATGTTTCCAATGTCAAGACTATCATCATTGAAATACCCAATTAACAACCTGATTAAGAACTACGAGAGTAGAGGTACTATCATTGAAAAACGTGGGTCGTTGGGTATCATATCGCCTGACAGTAGCGATAGTGCAGGGGCGCAACGTGCAACACCCGAACAGAAAGAAGAACTACAAAAAGATTATAAGCGTTACGGTTTACTTAAAGACCAATGGCAAATCATTGTAAGCACAATATCAATGAAGTTTACACCCATGACATTAAACATGCGGGACTTAATGCTACTTGAAACCGCCGAAGATGATATAATGACCTTATGTGATGCTTTAGGGTTTAAGTATCAGTTGTTATCGAGAGGTAGTGGCACCACGTTTAATAATCAGGAATTAGCACAAAAAGCGCAATACCAGGACAACATTATACCAATGGCTGACAACTACATGACACAGTTTAACGATTGTGTTTATGCAGATGAAAACAATGTAAAGTATATCATTGACTTTAGTCATGTACCATGTATGCAGGCAGATGAAAAACTAAAGAGTGAGATACGAAAAAACAATGTAGGCTCATTATCATTGCAACTAAAAAACAACCTTATCACATATGGCAGGGCTATGGAGATACTTGAAGAAGAAGCACCAACGGAATTAGCATCGTTATACTTCTATCAATTACCGCCTGAAATACAAGCAACATTCACAAATAAAACTACTACTAATGAAACCCAAGCAACTAACTAAAGAAGAAATAGAAGCTATTAAAAAAGCAAAGGAAAAGAAAGTAAAATCTACTAAACTTATTAAGAAATGACATACGAAATATTTAAACACTTAAAGGATAATAACCATGTTATTGTGCAGGCTAAAAAGTCAGCCGATAAGTATGCCGATTCGGTTTCACTTCGTTTGCCTATCGACTTAAAGCATGAGGAATTAGCAGTTAAAGAAGCAGGTGTAGCAAGTGGTTTGAATGTAGATGAGATACTTGTAAAGAGTGCAATAAACACTACTAACATCTTTGATAGTCATGGTGATGTACATATACCAGGACTATGGAATAAATCGCTTAAAGAGGCTAAAAACCTTTTGTTGTTACAAGAACATCAAATGAAGTTTGATAAGGTCATAAGTAGAAACGTTACAGCATCGGCAAAGATGATTTCATGGTCCGATTTGGGATTCGATTACGAGGGTAAAACACAAGCGTTAATATTCGAATCAACTGTAAGTAAAGACGATAATGAGTTCATGTTTAATCAATACCTTAAAGGTAATGTGATTAACCATAGTGTAGGGATGCGGTATGTTTCGCTATCACTTGCTATCAATTCAAAAGATAAATACTTTGCTGAAGAAAAAGCTACATGGGATAAGTACTACAATGACATAGTGAACAAAGATGATGTAGATGCAGTGGGTTATTTCTATGCCGTTACAGAAGCTAAATGTGTAGAGGGTAGCGCAGTATTAGTAGGTAGCAACCAATACACCCCAACTATTTCAATTACAGAAGCCGTTGATAAAGACACTTCTACGATTATAAACGAGCCGACTATTGTCACTCACAAAACCGCATTAGAGATGATGAAAAATATTAATAACATTCAAAAAAATTTAAAATGAAAAAACTACAAGAAGGTGCTTTAAAAACTGATGGCACCGCTTACACCCCTGCGGAAATTACAGAGCATAATAACTTTGTTGATTTGGTTACGTCAACCGCAAAAGAAGTGACCGCCGATATGATTAGCAAAGAAGATGCCGACAAAGCTATCAACGAAGCTATTGAAAGAGTATCAACTGAAATGAAAGCCGAATACAAAAAGCTTTATGAAGTTGCTATCAAACAAGGTACTGCATTAGCCACTTTGAAAGCTAACGGAGTAACACCATTGCCAAGCGCACAAACTTTTAAAGCATCATTGGAAGAATCTATTGAGGCTAACAAAGAAAAGTTTGAAGCCATTGTAAAACAAGGCGGTATGTCACGCAACGAAACTATTGACCTTACAGCGAAAGTAGCGGTTAATATCACAGAAGCTACAACTATCATCGCAGGTAGTACAGAAAACTCACTTACTCAAAATACTGGAATCATATCTCCTATTCGTCACAGAATGGAAAAGTATTTGAGTGCAGTATCAACGGGCAGAATTGGTACAAAATTCGCAATGTGGATAGAAGAAACTGATGAGCAAGGTGACCCAGTATTTATCGCTGAAGCGACTGGCAAAACACAATTATCAGTATTGTATGTTGAGAAAACTCAACCCGTACAAAAAATCGCTGTTTACTCTAAAGTATCAACCGAGATGTTAGCTGACTTACCTCAATTAACTTCATACATCGAGCGTTCAATGATGAAACGTGTTAGCGTTAAAATCGAAAGCGAATTGTATAGTGGTACGGGTTTGACAGTATTCTTAAAAGGTGCAACAGAGTGGGCTACTGCATTTAGTGCAGGTGGTAACGCTAACTTAATCCCAAGTGCAAATGAAGTTGATGTAATCAATGCAGTTGCAAATCAGGTTGATTTAGCTTACGGTATTCCTAACGCTATCTTAGTACACCCTGATACAGTTCAAATCATCAAAGGTTTGAAAGATACAACGGGTAACCCAATTTGGAAAGAGTACAACGATTGGAGTATTGCAGGCGGTGGTACTAACTTAGTAATCGGGGGCATGAGAGTAATCGCAACTCCATTGGTTACAAGTGGCGACTTCTTAGGTGGTGATATGAAAGTTTTAAATGTTCTTTTCAGAGAAGATTTAAACATTCGTTTAACGCCAAGCGGTGACGATCCAATAAACAACTTGATGACCTTAATTGTGGAGTCACGTTTGGTACAGTTCGTATCTGCTAACGATGCCCCATGTTTAATCAAAGGTGATTTTGCAACAGCTATTGCAGCATTAGTAGCACCCGTAATCCCTTAGTAAACACTAATTAATAAACAATTAAATTCAATAAAAATGGCAAAGTCTAAAGTTAATAACAAAGCTGAAAAAGTAGAAACTACTCAAGAAGTAATAAAAGAAACCCAAGTACCTGCCTTAGTAGGTTCTCAAATCGTTATCGGTGCTAAAAATGGCACGTTAACAGAGGGTAAGGAGTATAAAACAACTGCTGAAATGGCAATGGTATTAATTAATAAAGGCTTTGCCACTTTAAAAAAATAAATAAAAAAATGAAAAAACAAATTATAGGTGTACTGTTCCTTTTAACAGTAACATTATTAGCCTGCAATGAAACAAAAGCGCAAGGCATCTCAATGTATCGAAACACCGATACTACAAGTTCGGGCGTGGCTACTGCTGCAACCATTACCACAGGTACAAGCGATACGCTTTACGATGCCAATACATTGTATTCGTTCTACACAAAAGTAGGTGCGTTAAACGTAACCGCTGCAAGTAAGTACCTTATTACGTTTAACGTAACGAAAACAAGCGGTACAGGTACAGCAAAGGTGTTCATACAAGGTAGCACAGACGGAAAAGTATGGCGTAATATTAACGGTGGTATGTTAGGAACGGACGGACTTAATTCCGATACGTTAAACATAGCTGCCGCCACAACTACTCCAGGCGTTAACTACAACTATTGTTCATTCGATGGTCATGCGGTGCTTAGACCCGCATCGAGTGCAGCGGTGTACTACGTTAACAGTGGACGTGTTTACTACCTTAGGGCCAAGATAGTGGGTGCAGGTACACAGCAAACAATTTACAGTAACTTCAAAGTAATAACTTACCAATAATGTCAATAATAGTCTATACAGATTTTGTAGGTCAAATTTCTATACCAAATTCAGCACCCGCCAATTCGGAGGGTGCTAATTTGGCTATCTTCATAAGCGATTATGAAGCTAAGTTTTTGACTGATGTTTTAGGCTATAAAATGGCTAAGGATTTTACTACTGCGATTGCCTTAACACCAACAAGCGGTGTATGGTTTGATTTATGGAAGGGTGCCGAGTTTACGGATTCATTAGGTCGTTTGAACTTATGGCCTGGATTCAGAAACACAGCAAACCAATTATCAATTGCGAACTTCATTTATACTAAGTATATTGAAGCTACACAAACGAACACCACAGGCATAGGCGAAAAAGCTACGAATGCGACCAATGCGCTACCAACAACTCCCATAGAAAAGGTATGTAGGGCATGGAATAAAATGGTTGACTTAAATTACATACTACATGATTTTATTTTGGCTAATATTAGCGATTATCCTGATTATATTGGGATTAATGGATTCAGCCCAATAGATTATGTGGCGGGTAACTACGAAGACCGTATAGGCAATAGAAACTATTTTATTAAACGAAACGTATTAGGGATATAATGGCAGCGACTTACACCATACAACCATTGTCAATACCTGCTATCTTTGAAGCATTAGTAAGTGAGGTTAGTACCAACCTTGCAAGTGCGACAATACCGCAAGTATCATTTAGGCATGGCACATGGTTAGATATTTTAAAGGAGTTAACGGTTGATTCAAACAGTCCTACTGAATCGGTAAAGAATGGTAAATACCCATTAGTTTGCCTTATTCATCAGTTTGATGAGAAACCGTTTGATAGTATTTCAGAAACTACCAACTTAACTTTAATTATCTTAACATCGTCAACCATAAACGCTACAACGGATGCACGTTATACCGATAATTTCATACCTATTCTATATCCAATATATGCCGAATTAAAGCAAGTGATTGCCGATTCAATGTACTTTTTAGGGTATAATCAGAACTTTAGTCATATTAAAAGGGATTTAACCCATGCGGGGCAGTCGGGCGAAGATGGAAACACCGCGTATAAACTACCTGATGTATTGGATGGACTTCTTATGACTAACATTGAGTTGAAGGTAAATTTAGATCCGATATGTGAACCCGCTGTACCTAATTTATGCTTACTTACTCCATGCGATTATGGACGTGAAGCGTATTACGAAAACTGTATTAAGAACGTAACATTTAGCTTTTCGGGAACTACATTACAAGCATCAGTAAATGATTTTTACTTTGTTGATTCAAGTGGTGGGTTACCTGCACCTTTTGCCCCCGAAATTGATTGGGGTGATGGTAGCTTAATAGTACCTATGGATGTACCAACACCGCCAAACTTAGTACCGTTCACTGCAAGTCTTAATACAGGTGCGCTTAGTGATGGGTTTTATGTAGGTCGTATATCGTTTGATGATTCTTGGATAGATTTTTACTACCTTATTGTTAGTGGTGTGCCCGTTAAATATACTTCATTAGTTGAGTTTGATTATAGCTTTGATTTATCATGTGCGTTATACCCTAACAATCCAATGAATAGTAATATAACATATACCATTACAAAACAAGACGGTCAAAGTAGTATCATAGTAGGTTACAAGTATTCACAGTTTAGCGTTGAGTTAGTAAACGAAACATTTACAGCGGTTGATACAATTACATATGACAATGAGTTTACTTCTAACTTCTTAGGTAGTAATTATGAGATAATACACAAGATAGATAGAGGGGGGCAGTCACCATTGCAATGCGTAATGCAAATAAAAACAAGATGCAAAACACAATTTTAAAACTTAAAAAAACAATTAAATAAAATGTCAAATATTCAAATGAACATTCTAAGCTGCGGGAATGCTGTATTAAATACGGGTTTACCAACATGCTTTTTCAACCCATCCAATTTTGCGGGTGCGGTACTTATCCCGACAGGAACTACGTTCACTGCATCGGAATTAATAACCTTTAAAACTGTCTTAGCTACGGGAATAGCTAACGATAATCTAGCAGAACGATTTTTTCCAATTAAAACCTTTGAAGGCTTAGAAGATAAGTCAAGTGATGGCGTTATGGAAGATACAAAGTATGGTGGAAAACGTAAAGTAAGAGATGGTAAATATGCTTGGTATTTCGATTATACTAACGGTGGTACTTCGCTTATGAAGTCTTTAAAATCATTCGATAACCAACAAGATGCCTATGATGTGCTTTTCATTGATAGAGTGAATAATGGCTTAGTGGGTGTAACAACTGGAACGGATGCAAGTCTATTTGGTGGTTTCTCATTGGAGTTGTTAGATGTACCTAATTTAAAAATCAATGACGGTAGCACTTCAACTAAATATTCAATAGGCTTTAACCTTGAGAATAGCGATGAGGTAAATATGTATATTACAATTGTACAGTTTGAATCTTCTTGGAGTGTACTTCGTAATCTTAGCGGTTTGAAAAACATTGAAATCGGTGTTTACGAAGGCTTAGGCGATGGTACAGCGGGAACTATAAAGTTTAAACTTACCAATGGTGGTACTGATTTAGCTGATTACTATGCTACTGAATTAGCCACAGCATCATTATACACAGCGACAAACACCGCAACGGGTTTAGGTATTACGGTTACATCTGTAACATATGTACCTGCTACTAAAACCTTTGATGTGTTGTTAGCCGCTGCTGATCCTGATTATCCTGCGGTTGGCGGTTTAGCAACTATCACAATAGGCGAAGTGAGTGATTTAGTTACAGCGGGTGTTGTAGGTTATGGTAATGCCACAATAACAACATCAAGAATAGCATAATATTAATAATAATGGGGTGGTGAAATGCCACCCCTTTTAAAATAAAATAACATGGAGTGTATTAAATTCGAGGGTACAAGTTACAATGCTGATTATATCAAAACTTTCAAACGTAGCGACTATATTAAGCAATCAAACCTTAGTGAAGAAAAAGCAGGTGAGTTATACGATTTAGTTGTACCACCTAAGAAAAAGAAAGTCAAAGAAGATGACGAATCGGACATGGAATAAAGTTATGATAATTTTGTCTATATTTGCTATTCTTAGCTGTATTTTAAGCCTATATTATATTTTCCAATGACTACCATCCACGCAATGCTGAAAAGGGTTAAATCTGTAGATTTGCAAACTATTGGTGTTAATATTGTAGTTGATAATAAAATTGAGGTACTAAACTTAAATAAAAATCAACTATTAAACGATGGTATTAATAAGAACATGATTAAGCTAAAGCCGTATAGAAGTGCATCATATGCAAGACGAAAGAATCAACGCAACCCATCGCCTGGACTTGGTACACCTGATTTATACAATACGGGTGCTTTTCAAGATGGATTTACGCTAAAGATTAATAGTAAAAGTTCATTTGATATTTTCAGTACCAATAGTAAGAATAGCGACTTAACAAAGAAATACGGTAAGGATATATTCGGACTTACTGAAACCAATAAAGAAACTTTTGGACGTGAGGTAATGCAACCCGAATTAGTAAGGGAAGTAAAGAGAATACTAATATTATGATAGATATAATCTATTGTGTAAAGTGTGAACGGTTACGAAATACGTTAATGGCTCAACTACCATTTATAAGGTCAAAGGCAAAACAAAAAGCAATTGAAGAAAATAAAACATATATTGTCTATTTTGATGCTGAAGATTCAAAACTTCGGTACAAAGAAAACGACCACCAAACAGAAAACATTATCGAATATATATCGAAGCATCCATAAGTTACCATTAGTAGCTTTTATTGACATTTTAACTACTAAAAATTACAACTTATTAATCATTGAGGGTGAATGTTCAAATGATGAATTAGTTAGCGTATGGGGCGATATTTTCAATGAGTACACAGAAGCGATAGGCGGTAAGGAATTGGAGGGCAAATTGAACAGCGTTAAAGACACGATCATAATGCAGTCAAGGGTACAACGTGCCCGAACATTATTAGAGGTAATCAGAATCAGACCATGTGAGGAGTTATACAATCAACTGTTTGATTTTGATTACCCTATACCAAAAGCAAAAGAGTATAATATAGATGTACTTAATAAAGCATTGAAGGTATTTTTAGCACATTATAAAAGGGAGTTGATAGACTTGCAGGAAATGGCAGTACAAGTAGAATCACAAGGCGAAGATTCGGTACTTGATTATAATTACTTTATGAACATTATTGTTGATATGTCAACAGCGTTTAAAATGAGTATAAACATTAATGATATAAGTGTAGGGCAATATTGTATATTTGTACTGAAATACAAACAACATTGCGAAATGATTTTAAAACAACAAAAAAATGATATTTAGTATAGGTTTTCTTTGTGGGTGGGTTTCTTTATTCTTAATCAGAGTAATTTTGTATAAATTAAATAAAATAGCTGAAAATGGCGGAGTTAATTAATGAGATAATAGGCAAAGAAGCCTTTGCACAGATAGAACGAATGGAAAAAGGCCTTAACGGACTTGTTGATACTTTCGTTAAATCATCAAACGCTGCAAAGCTATTAGAAACCGCATTAAGTGGAACGATAGGCGTTAAGGCTACAACCGAACAAATCAAACAATTAAACGCTGCACAAGTACAAAATGAAGCTATATTAAAGAAAATAGCATTAGCCGAAAGCGAATACGGTAAAGAATTAGCCGCTAATGCTGTTAAGTTACAAGCATTAAACACCGCCAATAAGAACGCTGCAAGGGAAGCACAAGCAAATGAGGGAAGTGTAAACCAAATGAGTGCATCATTGGTAAGATTAAGACTACAATACGATGCAATGAGTGAATCGTTGCGAAAGTCACCACTTGGCGCTGAAATGGTTAAAAGAATACAAGCCACTGATGCAGCGTTAAAAGCAATGGATGGAAGTACGGGGCGTTTTCAAAGGAATGTAGGTGATTATAAGAATCAGTTATTCGGATTAACACAAGTATTTAGAGAATTGCCAGGCTTTACCTATTCGGCGCAAACGGGTATTTTAGGTTTATCTAATAACTTACCTATACTTGCAGACGGTTTTAAGAATGTGGCAATGGCTACCAATGAAGCAACAGGTAAGATTAACGGTACAATGGGGGCGTTAAAGATATTTGCATCAAGTATCTTTAGTTTTGGTAATATCTTTGCAATAGCTATTGGTTTGTTTACGATTTTTAGTAAGCAAATATTTGAATTTATACAAGGCACAAAACAAGCAGATGAAGCGACAAAGAAACTAAGTGAATCAATAGCTAGTGAAACGGGTAAATTTGAAACACTTAATAGGCAAATAAATAATCATAATCTATCAACTGAACAACGTATAAAGGCTGCAAAAGAAATGCAACAATTATACCCTAAAGCGTTAGCGAACTATACCGCAGAAGAAATACTAGCAGGTAAAGCGGCAAATGCTATAATGAGAATAAAAGATGCGTTGATAGCCGTAGCAATGGCAAGGGCGGCACAAGCTGACTTAGATGCTAAAGCTGCTGAAAAATACCAAGTAGATAAACTAATTGAACAAAAGAAAGTAGAATTAATATACGCACAGCAAAGGGCGCAAATAGCGTTTAATAGAACTATTGGAAACGGTAGTGATGCCGCTGCAATGATGTCACAAAGTGCACAACAAAATGTTATAGGTTTAACAAACGATATAAAAGATTTGACTAAACAAAGTTTGGATCTTGACAATGCAATGAATAAAATAGCGGGAAGTATTGGTGCGCTAAATTCAAGTACTGCGGTATTAGGTACACCTACAAAACCAAAAAAAGAAAAAACACCTAAACAACAAAAAGAAGCCGAAAAAACGTATAATCTTAAAGGTTGGGGCGATGTTATGAGTAATCTTGACATGTTTGCCAATGAAGGCAATGGTATAGGCGCACAAGCTGAACTAATACGACAAAGATTACAAGCATACATAGACGAGAATCCAATATCAATTAGTATTGAATGGACGAGGGCAGATAGATTTGATGTGTTTTTAGAACAATTAAAAAAAGCACTTTCAGAAGCGGTTGAACTTACTGCACAGTCCACACAAATAATGTCAGATATTTCAGATGCTATTTATGCCAATGAAATGAAAAGAATCACAGCAAGGGAAAAGAAAATGAATGAGTACTACGATGCTGAAACTAAGCGTGTAAATTCATCATTTACAAACCAAGCTGATAAGGATAGAGAGTTAAAGAAATTAGAAGTACAAAAAGAAGCACAACAAAAGCGAATAGATAGGGATAGAATAACAGCCGATAGAAAAAGGGCGCAACAACAAAAAGCCTATGACATTGCCAATATTACAACATCAACAGCTTTAGCAGTCATAAAGGCATATACTGAAGGTGACCCATTAACGAAGATACCACGAGCAATATTAGCAGCGGCAGCGGGTGCGGCATCACTTGCAAGGGCAATAGCGGCACCGATACCACAATACGCAAAAGGAACTGATGCGCATATAGGTGGTTTGGCAATAGTAGGCGAACAAGGTACTGAATTAGTAACACTCCCAAGCGGAAAACAGTTTTTAACACCTTCAACTGATACATTAATGAACTTACCAAAAGGTACTAAGGTATTAAACAATGAAAAATTAATGCAGTCAGTTTATAATCTTGCGTTTAAGAAGTTAGGCAATGGTATGGCAGTTAATACCGATTCAATGCAGGTAGCAATGTTAGAAGCGTTTAATGAGTTAACAAACGATGTAAAGGAATTAAAAAAAGCAATGATAGGTAAAGATACAAATGTAAATATTATAGGTAACTTTGACCATTACATGCACATTAAAAAAAATATTCGATAATTGAACTACATAGATTTTAAATATTACCTTAGATACTTTGCAGGTGGTGTTTGGCGTTATTACTACGTTGATAATGCTGGAACGGTACAAGATACAACCACAAAAACAGCATTAACGTTCACCCCTAAGAATTGGGATGATATTGTACTAACTTGGGAACGTGGGTTTACTTATCATGGTATCTTTCAAGCGTTTACAATACCTATTGAGTTTGTTAAAGACGGTGCGAAGATATTAAGGCATTTATACGTTTATTACGGTACAGAAGGGGCGTGTCAATTGTATATTGAAAAGTTTAACAGAACTATTGCAGTGAATGACTATGAGCCTTATTATTATGGTGATGTTGACTTTAGTAGGTTTAACGATAAAAAAGATTTTGTAAATGTTGAAATAATGGAGGGCGGTTTTTTAGCAAAACTAAAAGCGAAAGAAAGTACAGATATTGAAATAGATGTGATAGATTCAGTTGATAGGGTTTGGGTAAACATGGAAGGCGTAGAAGTAAGCGCAGTGTTTATATTTACAGGTATTGCGCAACCCGTTGATAATTCACCACCTACATTCGTACAGTCAAGACGTGAGAATTTTCCTACTATTTTATATAGCGAAACACAAGGTTACAGTAATGGTGATCATAATCCAAAAGGGAATGATTTTATCGGTATTTACTCCCAAATGTTTAATCAAACTTATGCGGGTGTTGCTGATATGATAACCTTATCAAGTGCAGACAAATGGATTGTACACAATACATCAGATACATTTACATATGAATATCATTTACTTGGCAGTATGACAATAGACCATGTGAATAGTGTAGTATCATCAAGGGTATGTAACATGTATGTGTATGTGAACGGTGCAGCAGCATTGGGTACATCAGTAGTAAAAACAACCATTGCAACGGGTGGAACGATACCAGGTTTAGGTACACTTAGCGAGGTTATTATAATTGATACAGTGGTAACACTTGCACCGAATGAACAGTGTTGGTTATGGTTTAGACATACGGGCGTGCCTGGTGAGGTATCATACCATGTGAACAAGTTAGATTTAAATATATCAGTAGTCAATGCGGTAAAACAAGCCTATGTAAGTGCAAGACGTACATTTGATGTACTTACTGAATTGGTAGCCGATATTGACAGTACAGCAACAGCAACATCAACGCTATTAGATACTACTGAAGTAACAAAAGTTATTACAAGTGGTGACGCTTTGAGAGGTTTAGAGAAATCGCAATTAAAAACAAACTTTAATAAGTTTTATACATCAGTTAACGCCTTATTCAATACATGTTTGACTTATGATAAAGGTACAAATACCATTTACATAAAGGACAAAGTAGATGCCTATGATGAAGCTACACAGATAATCGACTTAGGTACTATCAACAACCTTGTAACCATGCCTTTTTCATCAGAGATGTTTGCAAAATTAATCATAGGCTATCCAAACGTTTCAATTGATTCTGTTAACGGTAAAGATGAGTTTAATCTTGAACAAACGTACCAAAGTGAATTGGTAAGAGTTACAACGGAAAAGAAAATAGTAAGTGATTATCATGCAGGGATGTATGAAATAACTTTACAAGTTGCAAACTTAGTAGGTAAGATAAACGCCGATAATGAAAGCGATAACGATGTGTTTTGGTTGCATATACAGTCATTACCTGCGGGAACTATACCTGCGGGATTGCCAGGTGCGGGTGAAGATTATTACCTACTTGAAAGAACGGGTTATACCATATCAAGTGGTTTATTAAGTCCTGCGACAGCGTTTAATTTGTTTTTATCACCTAAGTTAATGATGTTTAAGCATGGTAATTATTTAAATTCGGTGTTATACCCTCAATACGATCTAAATAATAGCCTTATTTTTAAGTCATCTTCTAAAACGCAAAACGATGAGGATTATTTGATATGGGACACGGGAGGCCCTACAATATTTGAAAAAAGTACAGAGAATTTACAAGATTTAGATTCAATGATATTTTACCCAATAATATTTGAATTTGATTCGATAATACCTGCTAACATACTAACTATATTAAACACCAACCCATATGGTAAAGTAAAGTTTACTTATAATGATTTAGATTATTACGGGTTTATAATTTCAATGAGTGATAAACCAACATTAAGCAGTAAGCAAACATATAGATTGCTTTGTAGCATTAGTACAGATTTAAACAATATTATAGTATGATGTTACTTCATAATACATATCTTGTTATAGTATTGCTGATAGCGTTTCATGTGAACTTCAGTAGGGAAGTATTTGTTTTCGATGCCACTAAGTTGAGGGACAGCGTTACTGTCAGCATCAATGTAGATGTCATAACAAGTATAGTTAGCTTTTTTTGTACAACTCCCAAGCGATGCGATAATAATAATCACAAAAATTATTCTTTTCATAAAGCAAAATTATATTAATTTTACATATCAATGGCAAATATTTTTGAAATACCCCAACTTAACCCCTTAAAGCTATATCAACAAAGCGATATTTTAAACACAGGGGCATATACACAAGCATCATATTTGTCATTTAATCCAAACATTAATGATAAAGGAATAGATAGTGATTTTTACTATAAGTGTCTAAAGTCATACATGGATAAAGACCGTTATTGGCAACCATTTCAGCAAGGTGATGTTATACGTTTACAGTTTTTAGGCGATGCCGATTATTCGGGCCCGACAGTAGTTGCGTATGTAGCAAGATTAATTAATTGCAATGGGGAGGTAGTAAAGCAAGTAGATTTAACAGAGGGAAGTGCAGTAGGTAGTTTATACATAAGGGAGTTAGAAATGCCTTTATATGACGTTTTAGAGGGTAAATACTTTGTGCAGATACACAAGGTAGGTATATTCACAGATTATGACTTTTGGGTAATATCAGAGGGCATACACGTTAAGCAATACCACGCCAATACAATGCTTTTCAAATACTCAAATACTTATAATACACAAGGCATATTTTTTGAAACAAATATTGAGTTTCAATTTCGTATTCATTCATGCTTTGCCGAACTTGCAACGGGCAGTAAGTTCAACGTATATGAAGACCAACCGTTAAACCTTACATTGTTAAGCGGTGTATCTTATAGGGAATGGTTAATACAGTTCGGAGTTGGTAACAAACCGTTTCCTAATTGGGTACTTGATAAACTAGAAAGAATATCAATAAATGATACTTTGTACATTGAAAACGTACTTTATACAAGGTCAGAGGGTAGTAAATTAGAACCAATAAGCATTGATAAAAACCCATTGATGCAAGCGACATTAAATGTAAGACCAAAGATTAATGACTTTGATTTATACGCTAGCCAATACCCTCAAATAATACTTGGTAGCGTACCACCTAACGATTGGTTTTATGTAACGATACTAAGCCAATCAACACCTGCAACATCATACGCTATTGGATTAGCTTTTAATGGCGGTAAAAATTTTGTAGATTATCTTAACTCTGTTGATCCGTTGAATGTTGTTGACTACAATAACACATACTTTGCTATAAATGATAATAGCCAAATTGTATTACTCACAAATGATTCTGTAGCCTATGGACTTTATTCGCCTGGACTTACATTTACTTCTTACAATGGGTATTTAATACTTGATGTGAGGGCAATAACGGGGCAAACAGATTTAGTTGTTGATTATACGGGTGCAGCGACTGTTAAATATGCTTATGTTTGGGGTGACGGTACAAAGGACGTAGGAACTGCAAACAATGCAACAGAAACGAAAGTATATACAGCGGGTAATAAGTACACAGCTTATTTGTTTTGGGATAGGGTAGAAGATTTGGTATTAACTTCATCAGATGCTATCATATATTCATTAGGAGGTAAATTGCCATTAGACTGCGTAAGTTTTGAGATTAATTCACAGCCTTTACGAAAGGTTACAAATAACATTTTCTCTTATACAAATGGCAATTTATCAGCGATATATCTTAATGGCAATAAAATAACACAAAACAATATTAACGAACTTATATTGTATATTTACGATGCAAACATTCAAGGTGCATTTGATAATCCATGCTCAATTGATTTATCAGGGCAAACGCCAAGCGCACCACCAACGACAGATGAAGGACTTGCATATATGGGTAGTGTATTGGTAAGTGATGGTATTGCTATAACAACAGATTAATATGATATTACAAACAACATATCTTAGTACAGCTTACTATATAGACACGGATATTATACTGTATGGATATGATAATAGTGGACTTAGTTTAGTATTGAATCAGGATTCGATAGTTAATAACTCATCGGCTACATTATTTGAATCTAATACAGTACAAGCGGTTTCAGTACCAACCTATGCGAACTTTGTTAGCGGAACGGCGGGGTATGGTTTTTTTGTTGCTACACATGCGACACTTAGCGCAGTTTGTGTAAATGCAAAAAGGGTGCAAAGATTAGAAGTAATTGATAGTAGTAATACTACAATATACTTTGAATTAGGTATAACATTAGATGTTAATGAATCTATGTCAGATATGATAAACTTCATTAATAGAGCCGTAGCACCCACACTCCATGCAGACGAAGACATTGTAAGCGATGGAAGCGGTGTTATTACAGTTGCACATCCTTACATCAGCGGATCATGGCGGGTATTTTTAAGGGGTGCATTAGTTCAAAAAGCATCAGTAACCGAAACGGGCCCCGACGAACTATCAATATCAGTACTAACAAAAATTGGAGATTTTATAAACGTAACATATGATTATTAACATGAAAAGAATATTATTATTTATTTGCCTATTACCAATGGCATCAATGGCACAGATTAACACCTATGTAATCACGCAAACAGGGCAAGCGGAATTTGACACAGCAAGAGTCATGACCATCGACAGCGGCATTGTTTATGTAACACCTACGATGTTAAGCGATTCATTGGCGGGGGTTGGCGGTGGTACTGATACAAACGCCCTAACGACTAATACCACAATGAGCTCAACACTTGATACAGTGCAAAGGAATGGGGTAAATTCGGCGTTGCATCTTAGTACAATTGCAGTCAAGCTATTAAGTAATGGAATAGGAGGTACGGCACCATATAGCAACGGTTTACACATGGTCAACTATTCACCTGCAACGGGGTCAGCTTTAGCAAATCAGCAAGTATCACCTGGATTACTTTTAGAGGGTCAAGGTTGGGCGACTTTTTCAGGGGCAAGTCAGTCGGTAAGGTTTAACATTTACACAAGTCCACGTTCAGGGGTAACAAATCCAATAGGGAACTTAATATTTTCAGCATCAATAAATAATGCACCCGAAAATAACCCCATGTTTCTATCCAATAAGGGGCAATTAACCGTTGATAGTTCATTAACCGTTACAGATGGAACTATTGATATTGCAGGTACACAGTCCATCAATGTAGGTTCGTATCATGGTATACATAACGATGCAGGGTTTACTTCAACGGGTGCAAGTGATTGGAAAGGGTATTGGATGAGTGGAACGATAACGCAGTCAGGCGGTGGAAGTGGAATAACAAGGGGTATTTACCTTAATCCGGTTGTAACAACCGCCGCAGATTATCGGGCAATTGAAACAACAAACAGTATAGGTAAATCCATTGTTACGGGTTCGGCACCTTCTACATTTGGGGGTACTATTACATTTCCAACCCCATTCACATTAGGCGCAACATCAGTAACATCAACTGGTACGCAATTAAACTACTTAGTAGCGCAACGGGTACAACGGGAACGACATCGACTAACTTAGTATATAGCACCTCACCTACTTTAGTCACACCAAATTTAGGTACCCCTTCAACATTGGTAGGTACCAATATAACGGGTACAGCATCTGGGTTGACAGCAGGGAACGTGACTACTAATGCGAATTTAACGGGGGTGATTACATCAGTAGGTAATGCGACATCAATAGCAAGTCAAACGGGAACAGGTAGTAAATTTGTCGTAGATAATACACCAACTTTAATTACTCCTATTTTAGGCGTTGCGAGTGCTACATCGTTAAATACGGGTACAACTTTGAACGGTACAATATTTGCTAAATCGGCAAATGTACTATCATTGGCAAGTACTAACCATGCACTCACAGCAGGTAATGAGGCATCAGGCG